CAGTATTACTTGGTGCTGCATATGAACCAGTAAATAATCCACGAGTTGATGATGAACATGACAACATAGCATACTCTGCTTGTGCAAGATTACCAAAATCTATTGCTTGAGCATTAGATGCCATGGTGAAATACTCTATGGTGTCAGTTGAGGAACCTGTCCAACCTCCAGCAACAAGGGCTCTGGTGTTAGAACTACAAGAACCTGTTGTGCCATACCTTTGTACAAGTAAACTACCAAAATCTATAGAATTACCCGTGGTGTGAATATTAACATAATGTAGTACCTGATAGTATGGGTTATTACTAGTGCCGCCATAAATCGCACGACCACTTTGTCCTTGATTATAAGTGAATTGTCTCCACTCATTTCCATTGAAGAACTCAAGTGTATTCAAATCATCATTAAATCTTACGGTTCCTTCTATTGGATTATCTTTTCTATCATTACTTCCACCACAAGGAACAGAGAAGTGATCAGTGACTGATACTTGTTCTAGTGATCCTGCACAAACATATGATGAGTGACTGTGTGGGTCATACTCACCAATGGTTGTAAGACCAACCATCTCTGTGTTGGTGATATTTAAGATCTGACCATCATCAATGACCAGATCCTCAGAGAGCGTATTGAAATATTGATCATCTCCGTGATGAACACCCCCCAGATCAGTGAATCCTGTCTCGGTTTCATAGTATTGAACTGACGTTATTATACCAGCACCAGTTTGAAGACCAACAGTTGCAAAACCAATTGATGATGCCTTATTGATGTGCTGATTCTGTGCAACAAAACCACCATAGGATGTGAGTGTGGCAACACCAGTGATTGCAAAGTCACCTTTAATTGCTCCCGCAACATCAAAAACACTAGTCGGTGTTGTTGACCCTATACCAATATTTTCATTTTTGAGAACAAAGTCTGATCCAAAACCAGAACGAATAGCAGGCATATTATATTACCTATACAGTTACGGTTGATATCTTAGTGGTGACCGTTGCAATTCCAGAAGTCACCATGTTGACTCTCAATTCGGCATTTGAACCATTAATCGCACCATCGAATGATCCAATCATAGAATCTCCGGTTGAGACTGCTGCTTGTTCAATGACCGTCACCGTTGTGCCATCATGTATCATTAAGTATTTGCCAACCTGATATTCATCGATTTGAACAATCTGTGCGATGACCTCGGCAGAACGGAAGGATGCGGTTGCGAAAGAACCAACACCGACCGCACTGGTGCTTGATACATTTGTATCAACCTCTTCTGCTCCACCGCCTCCACCAATGGCACCCCAAGAGTCGGTGTATCCTTCAAAGGCACCATCATCACTATTATATCTCAGATCACCTGCAGTAGGAGAACCTGGTCTTTGTGCTGTTGAACCTACCGGAAGTTTAACTCCACCTGTTCCACTAAAATCAGCACCATCAGTCGTGGTTTCAAATCTCTTGGCAGTATTAAAATATAGTTCTACATTGCCATCATTATTACAAATAATAGCATTATCAGAACCACCATTCTGAATGATTACATCATCAGTAGCTCTAATAATTACATCATCACCAGTGCTTCTTAAAATCAGATCGCCCGTACTATTATCTACATAAGAATCAGTTCCATCGTGATAAATCTGTAAGTCATCACCGGCACCAAACATTGCCTTATTATTGTCACCAAATAATACCGAAGATCCTATGGAAACATTACCATTGAATGTAGAAATACCAGCAACCTGAAGTTCATCAAGGTCGGTTTGTCCATCAACATCTAAACCACCGGTACTAACATCTAATTGGACGAAAGATGAAACTCCAGTCGCATTAACATTAACAAGACTTCCTAAGAAATTAACATTACCACCAGAAGTTATACGAACTCTCTCAACAAGACCACTGGAACCAGTAGAAGTCTTCAGCACCATATCATGGTCTGCTGAACTATTTTGATCTGCTGCAACAGCAACACCTCTACTATTTGGTAAATACAGTGCAGATTTACCAATAAAGAGTGTTTGTTCTCCAGTTCCACCAGTGCCTTGTATCATTACATCACCAATGGTGTGTAACTTTGCCGATGGATTAGTCAGTCCAATACCAACATTACCAGTAGAAGTTATACGAAGTCTTTCTGCTGTGGTAGTTGTATCATTATTTGTATAGAATACCAGATCAGTTGGCATATCATCACTGGCAACACTAGATTGAACTATGGCATCAATCTTTGCACCTTCTAGCATTGTGGTGCCATCAGTACCTTGGAAACTAATAAATCCTAACCCATCACCATCTTGAACAATCGTATCTGATCCATCAGAAGTTCCTCTACTCTTACCCAATATTATACCACCATCAAATGCATCATTAGAATTTCTAGTAATGCTCATTCTGGAAGTTGGTTGTGTCAGTCCTTCAATTTGGAACTGACATCCTACATTCGTGCTATTATCCCAATCGGTTCTACCTGCACTTCCTATAGAAACTGTACCAGCAGCACTAACACGAATTCTTTCATTACCAGAAGTCTCTACAGTGAATGTATCAGCAGCAGGGAATCTTAATGCAGTATTAGTATCACCAGTATGAACAATCTTATCTGCAATTGAGAAGTCTCCAGTTGCACCCGATGCATTTGATGCAGTTCCAGTTAAAGCACCAACAAATGTAGTGGCAGTGACAACACCAGTAACATCTAATCCACCTGCAAGTATTCTTACATTATCATTGAATGTGGATACACCAGCAATTACTATTGATCGTGCCTGTATATTAATGCCTTGAGTACCAACACCAGTTAAGTTTGCACCTGAACCTACAAAACTTGTTGCCGTTACAACACCTGCTTTACCTAACTGAATAGCAGTGCCAACTTGAATTTCATTATCGGCATCGATGGACGGATATGCGGTATTGAATACTGCCTTAGCAGAGAATGTAGATACACCAGCAACTTGAAGTTCATCAAGGTCGGTTTGTCCATCAACATCAAGTCCGGCATTAATATCAACAGCACCACTGAATAAACATGTGCCATCAGCACTGATACGAAGTCTTTCTGTAGTTGTTGATGCTCCGTCAGATGTTGTTTTGAATTCAATTCTTCCGGGCATATCATTACTGCCAGGAGTTCCATCTACTTTGACTACAATTTCTGCTCCCACAGAATTGAAATCAGATCCATCAGCTCCAGCAAAGTGAAGACTTCCAAGAAGATCACCACTGCTAACAGCAGTTGAAGCACTATTATCTAAATCTCTTCCTTTGGCAAAATTAAGTTGAGGACCAGAAGCATTTGCCTGAGTATACATCAGGCTAAGTGCCCTATCACCAACGGTGCCAAAAATCTGAGTCTGTGCTGCTGAGAAATTAATGGTGGTACTTTCGTCTGTTCCTATGGCAACGACACCGTTATTACGAACACGAAGTCTTTCACTACCAGCAGTTTCTACACTGAATGTATTAGCAGCAGGGAATCTAATCGCGGTATCAGTATCACCAGTATGAACAATCTTATCTGCAATTGAGAAGTCTCCGGTTGCACCTGATGCATTTGATGCAGTTCCAGTTACATCTCCAGTTAGATTACCATTAATAGTGCTACTAAAGGTGGATACACCGGCAACAATCAGTTCATCTAAGTTGGTAAGTCCCTCTACATCAACACCGGCAACACCAATGTCTAATGCTCCATCAATCTTAACCGTGCCAGTAAATGTAGAGACACCGGCAACAACAAGTTCATCTAAGGTTGCCTGTCCATCTACATCAATACCACCAGTGCTTACATCTAACTGAGTGAAGGATGCAATACCAGCAACATTTAACTGATCAATATTAGCACCACCAGCAACATCTAATCTATTATTAACATCTGCAAGAGCACTGAATGTAGCAACACCAGCAACTACAACTTCATCTAAGGTTGCTTGTCCATCTACATCAATACCACCAGTGCTGACATCTACTGAAAGTGCAGTCAGGACACCAATAGCACCAACATCAAGTCCACTACCGGCAACTAGATTGATTCCTGTAGCAGTAATGATTCCTGATGCACCAATATCTCCGGTGACGGAAAGATCTCCAACAACATTAGTATTAGCATTAAAGGTTGATACACCGGCAACAACCAGTTCATCAAGATCTGATTGACCATCAACTTCAAATCCGCCAGTGCTGACAAATAATTTCTCAGCAGTTCCAACACCACTGACTCTTAACTGAACAGTCGTGGTTGTTCCAGAAACATTAACATCAGTAAGATTTGAAGAACCAATGGTGTTAATACCAGGAAGATTCGTAATACCAGAACCATCACCGATAAATTTTAATGCAGAAACAATACCAGTTACATGTAAGTTGTCGCCAAGTATGGTGACACCAGTTCCAATATTAACTTCACTATTAACATCAAAATTAACGGCACCTTGGAATGTGGCAACACCAGCAACAACCAGTTCATCTAAATCAGCCTGACCATCTACATCAATTCTAACAAATGATGAAATACCAGCAGCATTAATACCCGTGGTGACTCCAGAAATAGTTAAAGAATCTGCGGTTAATCCACCAACTACACCAACACCATTATCAATATCTACAGAATCAGTAAATGTTGATACACCGGAAGTTACAATTAAACCTCCAGCATCGACTCTGACTCCTGTTCTTGCAGTTACAATTCCAAGTGAATCTATATTAGTTTTATCTTCTGCAGTTAAAGTTCCGGCAATTGTTACATTACCACTGAATTCTGCCGAAACAGCAACGATGTTCCCGGTAAAAGTAGATACACCAGCAACAACAACTTCATCTAAATTAGTGAGTCCATCTACATCGAGTCCACCAGTGCTGACATCGAGTTGTGGGAAAGTTGAAACACCAGTAACATTTAAGGTGCTTCTAATTGTTGCCGGATAGTTGGTATTAACAACATTCGCATTCGTTTGAATAGCATTACCCATGTATTGGTGGCTACTACATTGATAATGAAGAACTGTTGGAGTTTCATCAGTTATTGTTATTTCAGTATATGTGTCTTGAAAATTGACATTTGTATCATATTGAGTTGTCTTATCTGCTTCAAGATAGAATCTGAAAGGATGACTTCCGGTATTGTTATTCGTAAATCTATATGTTCTTCCGGGTGTTAATGTTAGGAATGGAGATTGAATTCCATCGATTACATAGGCATTGCCACTTCCTGTTCCATTATATCTGTGAGTAGAATCCTTACTTGCAACAGTAACCGCAAGTGTGACCGTGCTTCCAAAAGGAGCAGCAGTATATTCGTATCCCTTAATTATATCTGTCGCATTGATAGCAGAACTGAATGTGGCAACACCGGCAACGTTCAGATCATCTAACTGAGTATCTCCATCTACATCAAGAGTGCTATTAATATCTACAGCATTACTAAAGGTTGCAACACCAGCAACGACAACCTCATCTAAATCTGCCTGACCATCAACATCCAGTCCGGCATTTACATCGACAGCACCACCGAATGTAGATACACCAGTAACATTTGCAGTTTCTACAGTAATGCTAGCAGGAACATCACCAGTTCCGGTAATCTCAAGTTTTCCTACCGTAGTAGTTCCTTCTACAATCGCATCACCACGAATCTCTAATTGTACAGTGGGATCAAAAGAAGTTGTGCCAATACCAGCACGACCAACTACCTCTAGCACCTTTGTGTCTTCGGTACTTCCTTCTATACCAATTTTTTGCTGCTGTTGTCTGCCGCTAAGAAAACGAATTGGTGCTGCCATTTTACCTACTTAAATTATTAGAGATTTGATGTTTCCAGAACACTAGTAATAACTTTCAAAGTTGCGGTAGTGCTACCAACCATGGTTAATGTATCACCGGTTTCTACGACCAACTTTCCTGGAAGAAGATTGGCAGTGTCACTTGCAGGAATTGCCAAGTTCTTAACAATCTCCGTATCAGTTCCACTTCTGCGATGACCAAAACTGACAGTCTTAGTTACTGAGTCAGTGTTTGTCACCTGTGCTAAAAGAACAACACCTGTATATCCAGTTGGTGCTGTGTAAATTCCAACAGTATTAATACCAACAACATGTGTAATTGTCTGGAACTGGTTTACTGCTGCTGCTGCGACTGCCATTTGATTAATCTCCTCCTAATGCAAGAATGAATGGTGTTACTTGTGTGAATAAACTCTTAACATAAATGTCTCCGGATATTGTTCCAGTTGATTGATTGATTTGAACACCATCACCAATTCTGAAGTTACCAGCTTGGTCGGTGCTCGTATAAACAACTCTTGCACCGTCAAGTTCAATTACTTCATTATCTTGAATAACGATTCCACCTCTCGATGGATATGCTAACTCGATAGTGTTTCCTGCACCAACATATTCGAATGAATGTGAACTTACGATTTGCAAACTTTGTCTAGCAAAGAATACTGTTGATCCAACTCCAACTTCATTATTTAGATTCTGAATCAAAGTGATGGTTGATATACCAGCAGATGGTTCTGTTGCTGAACCAATCTCATAATAAATTGGATCAAGAACTGCCGTTGCAGCAGCATCTGAACCGCCGCCACCAGAGAAAGTAACTGCCGGAACAACTTCATACTGCGATCCCTGACTTGTCATGGTGACCGCAGTAACAACACCATTTTCAATAGTCGCAGTTGCAGTTGCACGAACGGCAACACCAGGTCCTGTGGGAGCAGCAACTGTTACTGTTGGTGCGGAAGTATATCCAGAACCACCATTCGTGATGTCAATCTTTCTGACTACATTATATTTCTTATCAAAGAAAATTGCCTGTCCATCATATGGTCTGTTGCTTCCAACACCACTAACAACAATCTGACTCTGACTTACTGCGGCAGTTGAAGTAACGATTCCTGTGTAACGGTCAGTGTTTTTAGTAGTTTCATCACCTCTTCCGATTCCAATAAGACCCTCTCTACCGAAAGAGGAATTAGAGTTTGTAAGGTCACACTGACCACCACCAGTAGCAGAGACTGCAATGTCATTACAGATGGTGAAGAGTGAAACTAATTGACAATAAGCACCGTTACTTACAGAAACTCCGATGCCGCCCTGATTATATTGTGTGTAAGAGTCTACGTTGAATGAACCCTGAACACCAATTCTGTTTATCTTATCTCCTTCATCAGCATTGAATCCATCAATTCTTGCTCCAATACTATCAGGAATAAAGTTGGTGCAGTTTCTAATGTAAGGACCTTTGGTAATGATGCCAGTTCCTTGCAGTGGACTCAGTGCTGCAGTCAGAATACCAGAGTTAGGAGAAGATCCGTCATTTCCTGGGAAGTTCGTGGTAAATCCTGTGGCTGCTGCAACTCCATTAATCCCATTCTGAATAATACCAGTTACAATGCCGACACATACTGTAACTGCAGAAAGAACATTAGCACAATTGCCAATGTCAAATGATCCACCATCAGGTTGAATACTTAAGTCCTTAACCTGAGTATAGCTTGTTTGATAGTTGCCACCACTTGTTTTTGAAAAACCAATGTTATTGATACATGATCTGGCAATACCAACCGAGTAGTCTAGAGCAGCAATGTGTGTAGCACCGATTCCAGAAGTTAAATCATCACCAGTGAAGTATGATTGACCTGCACCGATACACTTGGAGTTTCCACCTCTCGTAATATCATGACAGACAGAACGCATTGCATGCTTGATATTAGTTCTGAATGCAGCATTATCTACGCTGATTGCAGGATTTTGATAGTCAGTGCTTTCAATATAACCAATAGTTTCATCCGCAATGAAATCAATGTTCTGACGGATGAGTCTGGCACCATCAAAGAATCTATCAGATGCTACTCCTACAAGTGGTCTATATGAAACAGCTGCTGAATTATTAGTTGCAGCAGTTCCAACAAAACTTAAGTCTGTCAGATGACATCCTTGACTAACATAAAATAAATCTTCGCCGCCGTTTTGTGGTGTTACAATACAGCGACGAAGTTCTGTTCCCTCAACAGATACATTGTCTGGTAAATTAATTGGATTATTTTCTACATACGTTCCTGGAAATACTTTAATAGTATCTCCCTCAGAGGCAGAGGCAACAGCAGACTTAATTGTTGCTTTTGCATTGCCCTCATTTAATCCATCATTATCATCATTACCATTCTCAGTAACGAATAAAGTCTTACCGGCAAAAGTTGTAGTTCCTGCTCCAACTTCTACAATTCTTGTGCCAACACCAACGCCACTGGTATCTTGTTTAAGGAATACTTTACCATCATTAAAGTTTACAGCTAATTCACCTAACTGTAAATCACCGGTCTGTGGTTTTTTGCCAGCAACAGCTGACCTCTTAATCCTAATAGGTGTTGCCATTCGAATATTCGGTATTTACCATGGACGGCAGTATATACTGCTGATTTATTTATAAAAAATTCAAGAGACCTTATTTGTTCTTGAACCATAGCGATAAAGACTGATAGGATCCTCTGGTTTCATCCAGTTTTTAATCCTCTCATGTCTTTCAGCATCAAAAAACTCCTGTGAAAGATACCAATCTTCCATAGGAGTATGACTTTTATCTTGATTGCAATGATGACAGGCACACAGACAATTTTTAGTAAAATCTGTGCCTCCTTTTGCTCTCGGAACAATGTGGTCTATTGTAAGTTGATGTGTGGACCCGCAATAAGCACACTCCCAATCCCATTCTTCCTTTATCTGTTGCCTCCATAATCTTTTTGCTTCTGAAGATTTTGCTGTGTGGAGGTTAAAGACATAGGCTTGAAAAGAATTGTAGAGTGGCATAAGAACTTGCGTCTTACATTTATTTATTAACTAATATTAGATTTTATTGTTTCACAATCACGATCAAAAATTTCAAGACCTTTATCAGTCAAAATGTGGTCATACATCTGTTCAAATACACTGGGCGGCATGGTTACAACATTAGCACCATTATACCAAGACCTCACGGCACGTTGAACACTACGAATAGATGCAGAAAGAACTTGAGTGGGAGCACCTTGAATGCGATAGAGTTCAGAAATAGATCTTACAACCTCCAAACCTGCGATAGATTGATCATCAAGTCTACCCACAAAAGGAGAAACATAATATGCACCTGCACGAGCAGCAAGGATTGCCTGTGCAGCAGCAAAGATGAGAGTCACATTAACACGAATACCCTTATCAGTCAGTTTACTACATGCCATAAGTCCATCACGAGTCATGGGAACTTTAATGGTTGAGCAGAAACCAAACTTCTCAAATAAACGAACTCCCTCTTCAATCATCTCATCGGCACTACCAACAACCTCCATGCTGATGTCTCTAATGCCCATGTCTTTAATTTCTTGATAGACATCCTCAGGATCTCTACCACTTTTCATAATAAGAGTTGGGTTTGTTGTGATACCATCAATCAAACCAGTCTCATTATATTTTTGAATCAGTTCTGTGTCTGCCGTGTCCAGAAAAATTTTCATCTTAAAAATGCTTGTCAGTTTATATAGTGCGAGTAGGGAGACTTGAACTCCCACGACCTTAATGGTCAGCAGATTTTAAGTCTGATGCGTCTACCGATTCCGCCATACTCGCATGGCATTACACTTATCCGAATGCTTGCTATGGGGCATTTTCTAAACCCTAACATTCTGACAGTTTGTAATGGAGCAAGAAGAAAGTGACCAACTCTCTAGATCACAGTGTGGTTAGCACCGTCGCGGGCGAGCTCATTCCCCGTCTTATGCTTCCTGTGAGGATCGAACTCACCTTAGGCAAATTATGAGTTTGCTGCATTCACCAGATTGCTAAGGAAGCAGATAGGACTACTGGGAATTGAACCCAGTTCACACCGTTATAAGCAGTGGGCATTAACCAATATGCGATAGTCCCGTAGATGAATTATTGTGCCTCATTGTTTGCATCCCTGTATATTCGTATGAGGTCATCATCTGCGGGCATCATCACTGCTGCTTTACCATCTTCTCTTACAATACCAATATGTTCTCCTTTTTCAACTCTCTCTATCAATTTGTCCCAATTCTTTTGAGCTTCATCAACACTGAACACATCCATTATTCTTCCTCCCCATCTTCACCCTTTTTTTTATTGAAACCAAATGGTCCGTCTTTTTCTTCCAGTGCAAGTTTCAATGCAACAGCACCAACTGCTTCCATAACTTTGATAATCTCTTCAGGTTTTGCATCTTCACCAAGTTCTTTGGCAACGTACCAATACTTAGGCCAGAATGTTTCACCTGCCTTTTGATAGTCTTCTAGAGTTAATAGTTTCATGATTGTTGGTCCCTCATATGATGAATTATATAAGACATTTGACTATTTGTCAATAAAGTATTTTTCAATAACTTCCAAACGCTCCTCCTCTTTTGCAATCAAATCAATTTGATCTTGAATAGCACCAAGAACATCGGGATGTTCACCAATACCAACAGGATTGGAAAGATAAACTTCAATATTCATTTTTGATTTTTTGATATTCCCAATGGCAAGTGCCTTGAGAGCCTCTAACATTTCACGTCTCATAATAGAATTGCTCCAATAATGAATCCTTTTGCAAATGCAAGACAAAGCATTTGATAATCAGTCAGGTTAAACTTATCCTGAAATCTGACTATCATTCTCTTATCCCATTCTTTTAATTTATTCAACCAGCGTGCCATACATCCTCCTCATTCTACATGCACAGTGCCAATCATACCCGCACCTTTGTGTGGACCACACCAATAAGTGTACTCACCAGCATCAACAAATTTGATGTCTTGTGATTCACCAGGAGAAAACATTAAAGATTCTCTTGATAAGTCTGGACGACCCTCCACAATAATATTATGTGGAGGTAACATATTATTTTCAAAGTGGACTATTTCACCAGCAGAAATAGTAACTTCTGCAGGATCAAAAACTAAACTTCCATTTGAACCCATCGTTACATCTACTGCCCATGCGGGAGCAGCAAGAAAAAGTGTAGCAACAAGTGCGAAAATAAACTTCATTGAGTTTACGCAACTGCTTTTATATAGCATGAAAAAGAATAACTTTAAGTATATTTTGTTAGGAAATCAAAGCGTGTCATGCTTCAACTTTCTGTTCTTTCTCCACCTTCTTTTCAACCTTTACTTCGACAGGAGCAACAGGGTCAGGAACTGGATAATATCTACGATACCTTACCGTCTCATATGTTTCAAATACTTCTTCAGGATTACCGTGGCAGATTTTCTTCCTCTGCTCTAGGATCTCATCGTAAGGGTCTGCCTTAACGTCAGGCCATTGACGGTGTGCGTTCTCAGTGACCTGACGACTAATTACTTCATACTCAACACCGTCGCCAGAGGTAGGCAGGACAACATCGACATACTCTTTTTTCTTAGCAGCCATTAAAAAAGGGGGATCAACTCCCCCTAGTATAACATATTCAGAGCATCCCTGCAAGCATTATCAAGAAGCAGATAAGGGTGAATGCAAATACTACTGCACAACCAATTATCAACTCTTTCAGTGTGGTACTCTCACCGTTTGGTTCCTGATGTGAATGATCCGACATTAGTCTTCGTGATCATCAAATGGATCGTCTAGTCCTTTAGAAGGAGGACCAAACCCTAGGTAGATACCATATAATGTCAGTGCAAGGACTGATAAACTAATTCCAGCAATCATTGTTCTTCAAATAATTTTTCTAATCTTTGTTTTTGATCGTTGAAGTCTTGACTATTCATACCAGAGACATCCACATACATTACTTCTTCACCAGGTTCTGGTGCTTCTGGATGCCTTCTGGTTATGGTTGGTCTGTTCATTTCACTGATGGATTGAATGTTCCTATACATCAGTGCAAATGCTGCTCCACCAATACCAAATAAACAAGCAAAGTAGAGTAATCCGATTAGCATTAGGACCCCATGAGATCGAAGTTTTCTTTTAATACTGTACCGTATCTAGTCTTAATTAAATGATCTACCGAGAACATTCCGGGTCCACATAGTAAGACACAAATTGCTCCACCCCAATACAGACCTAAGAGTTCTAACAGATAGATGTTGAATCCACTAGTCATAACTGCATGATAGATAGCAATCGACATGGTGCCTACGATTGAGAGAGCACCAAGTCTAGCACCAACTCCTACAATCAATGCCCAACTACCGGCAATCTCAGAGAAAGCAGCAATGTAGGACAAGAAGATTGGGAATGGTAAATGCAGTGGTCTTACGAATGCATTTGCAAAGTTCTCAATGTCGTTTAATTTTTCATATCCATGATGGATAAGAAGCACCCCGACACAGAGTCGGAGTGCGAGGAACCCGAAAGAGTTTATCACAGAGCGTTACCCCTTGGTAATACTTCTTCAGGGAATACAAAGTTCTCATGTGGTTGGTCGGCAGGTGCCATCCAAGCACGGAGACCTTCATTGAGTAGAATGTTCTTAGTATAGAACGTTTCAAACTCAGGATCTTCTGCTGCTCTAATTTCTTGTGATACGAAGTCGTAAGCACGAAGGTTAAGAGCAAGTCCAATGATACCAATTGATGAAGTCCAGAGACCCATCACAGGTACGAACAACATAAAGAAGTGCAACCAACGCTTGTTACTGAAAGCAACACCGAAAATCTGTGACCAGAAACGATTGGCAGTAACCATCGAATAGGTTTCTTCTTCTTGAGTTGGTTCAAATGCTTTGAATGTGTTTGCCTGTTCTCCATCCTCAAACAGTGTGTTCTCTACAGTAGCACCGTGAATGGCACAGAGCAGAGCACCACCAAGGATACCGGCGACACCCATCATGTGGAACGGGTTGAGCGTCCAGTTATGGAATCCCTGGAGGAAAAGTAAGAAGCGGAAAATAGCGGCAACCCCAAACGATGGCGCGAAGAACCAGGACGACTGTCCCAGAGGATATAAGAGAAAGACGCTGCAAAAGACAGCAATAGGACCAGAGAAAGCAATAGCATTGTAGGGTCTAATTCCGACGAGACGAGCGATTTCAAACTGCCTGAGCATGAAACCTATGAGAGCGAATGCACCGTGTAGCGCGACGAAAGGCCAGAGTCCACCGAGTTGGACCCAACGGACGAAACTGCCTTGAGCCTCAGGACCCCAGAGAAGAAGAAGACTATGACCCATAGCGTCAGCAGGAGTCGAAACTGCTGCTGTAAGGAAATTCGCGCCCTCAAGATACGAACTTGCCAGACCGTGGGTGTACCAGCTGGTGACAAACGTTGTCCCAGTAAGCCACCCGCCAAGAGCAAGATAAGCTGTAGGGAAGAGCAGAATACCAGACCAGCCCACAAAAACGAACCTATCGCGTTTAAGCCAATCATCCAGGATATCAAACCATCCCCTCCTTTGTTGAGTTAAAGTTGATGCGACCATGATTATTTAAAACCTCCATTTGTTTTTTTCTTTGTATCAAGCACTTCCACATGTGATTTGAAGAGTGGTGGAGTGTTGAACCATTGTTCCATTACCTCTTCATAACTCTTAAAGATTATACTCTCTTGGTTAGAAAAGATAAATCGGTATTCATGCCTATCGTAAGGCATATCAGAAGTCTGAGCAAACCAATCAGGTAATACTTTCTCTTCTGGATCTAAACTGCCGTGCATAAAACTTTACAATTATAGAGATAAAAAAAGGAGGTCCGTAGACCTCCCACATTATAGCAGATTATATCAACCGACGCTAGGAGCAATCAGAGCCACAGGAGTGGACTCAGCAGCAGCGAGGTCGAGAGGGAAGTTGTGAGCATTGCGCTCGTGCATGACTTCCATACCCAGGTTTGCTCTGTTAAGAACGTCTGCCCAGGTGTTAAGGACGCGACCCTGACCATCAAGGATGGACTGGTTGAAGTTGAAACCGTTGAGGTTGAATGCCATGGTGCTTACGCCCAGTGCGGTGAACCAGATGCCGACTACTGGCCATGCTGCCAGGAAGAAGTGCAGTGAACGGGAGTTGTTGAACGATGCGTATTGGAAGATCAGACGACCGAAGTAGCCATGGGCTGCGACGATGTTGTAAGTCTCTTCTTCTTGACCGAACTTGTAACCGTAGTTCTGGGACTCGGTTTCGGTGGTTTCACGGACGAGCGAAGAAGTAACGAGACTTCCATGCATAGCAGAGAAAAGAGATCCACCGAATACCCCAGCAACACCGAGCATGTGGAACGGGTGCATAAGGATATTGTGTTCTGCTTGGAATACAAGCATGAAGTTAAAAGTACCAGAAATACCAAGAGGCATACCATCGCTGAAACTACCTTGACCGAAAGGATAAACGAGGAATACTGCGGATGCTGCTGCAACAGGTGCAGAGTATGCTACGCAGATCCAGGGGCGCATACCCAAGCGGTATGACAGTTCCCACTCACGACCCATGTAGCAGAAGATGCCAATGAGGAAGTGGAAGACTACGAGTTGGTAAGGACCACCATTATACAGCCACTCATCGAGTGATGCGGCTTCCCAAATGGGATAGAAGTGAAGACCAATTGCGTTGGAAGAGGGGACAACAGCACCAGAAATGATGTTGTTACCATACATGAGTGAACCAGCGACTGGTTCGCGAATTCCGTCGATGTCCACAGGAGGAGCAGCGACAAACGCAGTAATAAAGCATACGGTTGCTGCCAACAGAGTTGGGATCATCAGCACACCGAACCAACCGACATAGAGGCGGTTATTGGTAGAAGTTACCCACTGGCAAAACTGTTCCCAGATGGATGATTGTGATTGTTGTCTTGAAAGTGTTGTCATTTGAAATAGGGTTATGTATGAGTGCGGGGTGGCACTGAGTATAATATTCCTGATCTACCCTCCAGATCAGGTATGAGAGACTCTTATTTAATGACGCTGTTTAGTCTCGGTGAGGCGTCGAATAGTCAAGTGAGGAAACCCTCACTCGTCTATGTATTTATATTAAGCGATTTCTCCAGATTTGTCAACCCCCTGTTTCTGGTGCTTCCCCTCTGGTTTTGTTTTTAATAATTATTACGTTTTTATTGTAGTCTGGAACAAATTCTAAAACGTCATCATGACCCCAACACAACTCTTCATAGAGCATATTGAGACGAGCCATGTCTTCCCATAAATCATTGACATGTTCCATGTTTTCTTCCATTAGTATAAAAATTCCTCTTGTTCAGTTAATAAAGTTACATCAGATGTTGGTAGTGCAACACATGTGAGGACGTATCCTTCTTCAATTTGATCATCATCCAAGAATGATTGGTCTTCTTGGTTTACTGTTCCTTCTACAATTTTACCAGCACATGATGAACATGCACCTGCACGACAAGAATATGGCAAATCAATACCTGCTTCATCAGCAGCATCTAGGATTGTAGTATTCTCATCACACTCAAAAGTTTCAACATTACCGGATGGATCTTGGATTGTAATAGTTGGCATGTGCTTTGTTTTACTACGCGGGTGTATTTATTTTAAGTTACTATGTCACAAATGTCAATGTGTTACTTTCCTTCCCATCCAGGTGGAAGTGTTCCAAAATATGGATCATAGTCAAACAATCCATCCCAATCTTCAATGCTAGAAGCATCATTCTTCCAAAAGTTCCACAGACCCTCATAACTACTCTTATGAAAGACATCGATATGAATATCATGAATGTCTGAACCCAATTCAATCTTATAAAGAAAGAGAGGGATTGCAAAAGTATTTCCAGAATTATAAATCAAATCGTCGGCAACAGCGCGAGGTTTGACTCCATTATCAAGTTTGTACTTGTCACCTCTAGTATGAAGGTCAAGTAACTTTTGAGCATATCGACGATTGATTAAATAACATGCCGTTGAAAAGTCATTAACAAATCTTCGATGTAGTTTTACATTGACCTGTGCAGGATTAATAATTGCAAGTTGAACTACATCGTAATCATAAGGAATTTTACAAAAGAAATCTTTCCAAGAAAATGGCCAATAACTAGCAGTGTTAATGTCACAATCATCTTCCATGATGAGAGCACATTGTTCACCAGAATTTAGAAACTCTTTGAGTGCTTTGAGATGTGAAGTGACACATCCAACCTCACCAGAATTCATGTTGTCGGGATAACGTCCTTTCAATATTGAACCAAGATCATCTTCGCGTCCATCATAAGCAGATACACGAGTATAGTTTTCTATTTCCCAGTATTTCAATTGTGATTCCATGGACTCCCATCTATCCTTCTTGTCATCCAAATTGATACAATAGATGTGAGGAAGTCCTTTGAGTTTGTATACTGATTTATTTTTATCTGCTGGGTCGTTCATAATTCAATACGAAAAACATTTTGTGGGAGATACTGTTCCTCATAAAGGAAAGTAATTTTATTAGGATACTTATCTATAAGTTCGTCTGCAACTTGTTTAACAACACATTCGTTTTCAATTACAAAAACTTCGTGCCCATTTTCAAGTAGATCTAAACAAAGTCGGTATTGTTGACTCTCGGTTATAATATCAGTTCCTTTTTTGTAAGAAATATAATCAAAACAGAATGGAAGATTTTCTGTATTTTTTTCTATGAAATAATTTTTTAAAAATTTTGCATGTTCATCATTAAAATTATCAGTTGTCAATCCTAGATTATATTCAAGTCCAAGTTTTTTGGCATAGGCAGCAAAGGCACGATTATCTCTAGGTAGACAAGGACCACCAAATCCATATCCATAGTTCAGATATTTTCTACCAACTCTACTATCAGAACCAATTGCAGATAAAACATTTGCTATTTCATCTTCCATTCCAGATAGAGACATTACTTCACCAACCATGTTGGCATAACTAATTTTTGTTGTTAGATAACAATTAACTGCCAACTTTACAAGTTCAGCAGCAGTGGTTGACATTCTACCCCAACGAGGTGGTTTGATTTGAATACCTTCATAGATTTTTTGCATTAATGCAAAAGTATTATCATCGGCACCACCAATCAAAACCATATCTGCATTCTGCAAATCATGAATGATTGATCCTTGAGCAATAAACTCTGGATTATATACAACATTCATACCAAAGTAATCCAGTTCTTCTGCAAATTGTTTGCAATCGCCAGGATTAGTGGTGCATCCTATTACAAATGTCTTACCATTCAATTTTGCTGATGATTTTTTAAAGTCATCAATGACTTCCCAAACAGAACTCACATCATAAGAACCATCACCAAGAGAAGGAGTTGCAACGAGACAAATAATAAAGTCGCACTCGTTGATAACACGCTGATTTTCTGTTGTTGCTTCAAACTTTTTAGTTCGTTTAAGATACCATTCAACATCTGGTTCATTAGTATCAATTCGTTTTTCGTTTAACTTAAATACGTAACTATCTCTAATGTCGGATACTAAAACATCATATCCTACACTTTCAATCAAAAGAGCAAGACAAATTCCAAGTCTTCCTGCACCAATAAGTCCAATTTTCATAGTTTAAAAGTCGGAATGGGGTTCATCTTGTGTTTGTTCTTGCAATTGTAATCATGCAAGATTCTGACGGCAGGACCAGTACCATGTTCCATGGCATATTCCAAGTCCTCATAAGATGCACCAATCTGATCTTCATCAGTTCGTCCATCATTCCACAGACCATCCGTTGGTTTTGCATCTACAATGTTCTGATTTACATTAAGATGCTTTCCAAGTTCCCATACTTCAGTTTTGTATAAGTCTGCAATGGGCGCAATGTCTACGCCACCATCACCATATTTAGTGTAGAAACCTATACCATAATCTTCAACCTTATTGCCAGTGCCAACAACAATACCACCAACAGATCCGGCAATTTGATACAGAGTCACCATACGAAGACGAGACTTTGTATTTGCATTGGAAAGTTCATTACCATTAAATGAATCACCAGTCCACCAGGTTAAACTGTGCATGAATTGATCATAGACACTCGATAGTTCTACACGAACATAGGTGACATTCTCATACTTTTCATCCAGAGACTTACAGTGATCGACTGACAACGTGCTGTTTTCAATTTTAGAATGAAGTGGCATAGCAACCACGTAGGTTGGTAATCCAGTTTCAGCACAAAGACTTGAAACTACAGCAGAATCAATACCACCAGAGACTCCCACTACAAGAGATTTAATTTGATTCTTATTCGCATAATCACGAATCCAATCTACAATCCTTGTTTTTAATGTGGTGTAATCTTCTACCCTATTCATGATGGACCATCCAGTTTTTGATAGTGTAATTGTCTCCAACATTGAGAGGAGCATAGGTTCGACAACCTTCAGCGAAGACTGGTTCTCCTCCCAGATTATAGGACACATTCTTCTTATTGTAAATGATATCGTAAAAATCTGCTGGAATTTTATCCCAAAGTGTTGGCATCACCACTTCAGCTCTACACCCACCAAACCACCAGGAGCATTCAGAAAAAGAAGTTCCCCATGTGAGAATCAACTTCTTATAACATTGAGACAACAAATACATATCAAGAAACGCACTGATTGTTTGACTCACATTATCAGTGTGATTATCATGTCTAACAATATCATTTCTAGGAAATGTAATAATTTGATCCGGATACTTTGATTTGTAGTGACTAACTATCGGTTCGTGGTCAGTGGCAAGAAAAAACTTTTGAGTTGTAGGATACTTTTCAATTTCTTTTTCAAATCCTTCATAGTCCATCCAGACACTACGACTTCCGTCATCGACTGGAGGAAGATTAGTTCTGACATGGATTCCAACCATATTATCTTTGTCCCAGTCTTTTGTAAACTCATCAACAATACTTTGAATCTCTGGACGAATCTTCAGTTTCTGCCATACAGGAAGATACTTGTCGATAAAATATTGAGGAGTGTCATTATATAATTGGTCAATAGTCTTATACTCATCACAATATTGAACCTCATCTTCATTCACTAGAAGTCGCCATCCAGAATGAGTCCATGGGTGAATTTTAATATCCTCATCCTTATTACACAACTTGAAATTTTCAAAGAGGTGCATGTCTGGTTCTTTTTCAATCAAGAGTTCATCATACCTTTGCAGATAAGATACGTATAACTTAATTCTATTACCTAGTCCTGCAGACTTTAATACTACAAACTTACTCATAGGTTTTCACGAATCCAATCCGAGACATCAATCTTGGGAGTCCAACCAAGAACTTCTTTTACCTTATCTATATTGGCAAAGGTCGTTTCCATTTCACCTTCTCTCTTCGGGATGTAAACCTGATCATTAGAAATCAAATCTGCAATTTCCTGAATAGAGATGCTATTGCTACTACCAACATTAAAGACCTGACCATAGTATTCATCAGGAATATCTGTGGTAGCAGCAAGAATATTTGCGGCAGCAACATCCTTTACATGAATGAAGTCTCTTCTTTGAGACCCATCACCCACAATCGTGAGAGACTTACCTTCATTCTTCTGCTTCAGGAAGATGCCGATGACTGGTGCATACTGACCAAAGACGGGAGACCTCTCTCCATATACATTAAAGTATCTGAATACCACTGTCTTGAGTCCATACAAATCGGTATACATTTTACAGAACTTTTCTGCTGCAACTTTGGATGCAGAATATGGATTCAGACAATCATCTGGTTGAGTTTCTACATTAGGATATGAATTCATTCCATATCCAGAAGATGTAGAAGAATACATTAACTTCTTTACACCTGCTTCTCTGGCACACTGAAGAACTGTTGTAGTTCCAACGCAGTTTTTTACAATAGCTTCGATTGGATTTTCAATTGCAGGTTGAAGACGTGATTCTGCTGCCAGATGAAAGACATAATCAACGTTTGTCATTGCAGTTTTCATCAAGGAGTAATCAGTTACATCTGCATTGATGTTAATTGCATTGTCGTTCCAAAAGAACTTTTCATTACTTGCACTTTCATTATCAACGCAGACAACTTCATGTCCTTGTTCGAGTAGAGCATCTACTAGATTAGATCCAATGAATCCTGCTCCTCCTGTTACTAAACTTTTAATCATAATTTTCAGATGCCCTTGGTAAAATTGATTTAAAAATATCTGTTTTTAGTTTTGTAGAAGAATAGTTATGATTCTCTCTATCCAACCAAACAATATCAATATCCAATTCTTTTCCTGAATATGTCCCGTCCTTATAATCTGTTCCCAAGAATCTAATATCATAATCATTAAGATAAGAGAGAAATGTATCCTCTGCTTGATATACTACGACATCATCAACATACTTGATTGCCTTGAGAATCTCCTTCCTCTCTTCAACAGTTTGAATCGGTTTCAGTTTATGTGGTCGTGCCATTGAAGGGTCTTCGTGTAAGGCAACAGTCAGATGATTGCAGTGTTGCTTTGCATCAGCAAACATTCTGATGTATCCGGGATGCATAACATCAAATGCACCGGCAATGATACCTTTGGTTTGTGGTATTTGTTGTTGTTTCAACCATTCATTTACATTAATGCCCTTATCATCGATGAAAATATCAGCAGTGGGTTTGTGAAACATTGGTTCAAGTTCATGATACTTGTAACCCCACATTGCAAGTTGATTGCGAGTCAAGTCTGAATGATTAATACCAGACCCTCTACCACGAGCAGTCATCATAATAATATAATGCCCTTCATCATAAAGGCGATTAACTATTTTAACCATCCATGGAAATGGAGTTGCATCTCCATATCTCATTCCATGTCCATCTGGATTGGAAGGCGTATGGCAAAGTGTGCCATCAATATCAAAACAATATTTCATACTACTCCATGTAGAAAAATTTGGTGAACACATTCTACTACACCATAATCTTGACTAGAGATGTAATAATTCCAAAGGGCATTGGTTGCCCTAGTTCTAATAGTATTTTCGGGAGAGAACCCTGTCAAAATACCATAGTTGACCTTGTTTTCTTCGCACCAGGTTAGACAATTCAAAATATTTTTTGACTCTCCACCAGAACTCATCAAAACAACAAGAGTTTCATCCTCCACATAATACTCTAGAAACTTTTGATATGCATTTTCATACCCAAAAT